AGGTGGCTATGAGTTTGAATTCTCTGATATTCCATTTAGTAAAGTCGAAAACAAAGAAGGCTGGAAAAAAGCTTTTAGCGTTTGGGCTTTCACAAGCGATAAACAAGTCGTGCAATGGGAACGTGCACAATGGGGTGAGCTACAAGGCTTTAAGTCCATGTGCGAGAAGTTCTGGATGCAAAAAGCAGCCAATGAAGGGCAATTGCCTTGCTTTAGATTCAAAGGCTCAAGAGGTGTTAAATTCGATTCTGGTTTTTCCAGCGAAGTACCTGAGTTTGAGTTTGTTGCTTGGAAACCAAGACCAGCAGAGTTTGTTATTCCTGCTTGGGCTAATGATGAGGATGTACCAGCACCTGTTGCTGAAAGTCCTGTTGAGAAAACAGTGGTAACTGACGATGACATACCATTTTAATGACCAACGAGGACTGGGCATCAATAGCTAAACCTATTGGCTTAGAATTACTTGGCGAACCAAAGGCTGAAACATCGGCTGAGGTTCGCTGGGGAACTCATGGCTCTTGGGTTTTAAATAAAGAGAAGGGTCAATTTTATTCCTTTGAATTGGATCAGGGTGGTGGTACGATGTGGCTACTCAAACACTTTGATCAAAGTATTAACGAAACACTTAAACGATTTGGTTTTGGCGATGAGGGAGCAGTGTCTAACGACATTCATTTTATCTCCCCAAAAAAAGAAGCACCTTCATCGCCATCTTTAACCAGAGATCAATTTGTAGAACTCTGGTTACAGGCAAGCATCAAGATTAAATACTCTGATGACTTTGCAGTGCTGAGATTCCCAGAGGGTCATCCTAGAAGCAAAATCAAATATGCACCTTTTAGCAAACGTGGTGATCTTTGGTATATGAAAAGACCAGAGGGGCTTATGCCTTTGTATCTATCAGATAGAAGCTCAGAGAAGCCTGTGCTGATCGTGGAAGGCGAGAAAGCAGCCATAGCAGCCGAGCAGATATATGCTGGGCAGGTTGCTTGTCATCATGGGGGCTGTAAGGGCTGGGATAAAACAGACTGGTCAAGCATCTATGGTAGGCAGGTTTACATATACCCAGATAATGACGAAGCTGGGCTCATGTTTGCAGAAGAGATATCCATTCATTTAAGAACCAATGGCTGTGAGGTAACCATTGCAAAACCTCATCCAGATATGCCAGAAAAAGGTGATTTACATGAAGCTAAAGAATTAGGTCTTTACAGCGATTCTAAGGCTCTTGAGGACTATATAATGACCTCTATCGCAGACAGACCTAAAGGAGCTTTATACTTCGAGAGAGCTGATCTGGTGATGTCTCAGGTGGATAATCCTGATTGGCTTATTAAAACAGTTGCAGAGAAGTCTAGTTTGCTTGGTGTATTTGGTGCACCTAAGTCTGGAAAGTCTTTTGTGGCTATTGCTATGGCAGCAGCTATAGCTAAGGGCTCTGACTTTTATGGACATAAGGCAAAACGTGCCCCAGTAGTTTACCTCTGTGGGGAAGGTAAGCGTGGGGTTAAGCGTAGACTTGCAGCGTGGAATCAATCAAAAGAACCCTTAGATGGTGCTCCTTTGTTCTTATCTAATAGAGGAACTCGAATACTTGATCCAGACGAATATGCAAAGCTCATAGCAGAGCTGGATATGATTGAAGCTCAGGAAGGTGAGCTAAGTTGCATCATATTTGATACGCTCAACAGGAACTTTGGAGCAGGCTCAGAGAACAGCACTGAGGATATGACATTGTTTATCAGTAGGATGGATGAGCTTATCCACAAATACGAAGCTGCTGTGATTATTGTCCACCATACAGGACACTCATCTAATGGCAGGCAGCGTGGGAGTTCTGTGTTAGGTGCATCAATGGATTATGAGTTTAAGATTGAGCGTAATGATGACACTAAAACTGGTGATACCCATAAAACAATGTTTGTAACAATGGAGCAGACTCTAAATAAAGATGGTATGGGTATGGAGAAGATTAACTTTGAATTTAAAGAGGTTGAGCTTCTTGGTTTTGAGGATTTGACTTCTGGTTACTTAGAAGTAACAGATCATGTGGTGCAAAAAACAGGAAATTTAACAGGAACTGCAAAAGAAGTTAACAGGGGGTTAAAACAGTTGGCATTGGATAAATCCTTAAAAGAAGGTGGTAATGTGGAAGATTATACATTTACTGTTGGTAATCTAGTTGGAACTTGCAAGACAAAAAATGGTACAGATATGGCACGTTCCAATCTTGATCAATATGTAAAACAAATGATTGATAAAGATCAGATTGTTAAAGTTGATAATAATTATCAATCAATTGAATATAAAAAGGTTGTTAAATTTGAGGGTAAATTCGATGATAAATAAAGTGTATGTAAAATATGTATGTGTGTATGTAAATGTATGTAAAATCGTTGAAAATATGTATGTATGTGTATGTGTGTCTAGAGACACATACAACATACATTCAAAGCCTTACATACAAACTCACATATGAAAAAACAAGAAAAGAAAACATATTCTTCTGTAACTTTAAAAATGCTGGAAGAATATCAGGCTGAAAAAAAAGAGTTTCACACCACTTGGGGCGATAAGCACAGGATTGATCGTTTGGTTAGTGTTGATCTAAGAGTTAAGTTTATGAAAGCAGAGCAGCTATTTAAAAAATCTGTTGCTGAGAAGAATGACATCCAGACTCAAAAGATGATACAAATGATGCGAAGAGCTTATGTGGTTTTAATGGATGAGCTGATGTCTCTTGGCTATAAACCTCTTGAACCTCACATACGTTGTTTTGATTGGGATGGGCAAATTTGGTATGTTACTGATTTAGATTATGAAATACCTAGAGCAATGCAAATGTACAAAAGCGAAGGAAAGGCAAATTTCATATCGATACAAGAGTTGCTTAGATGTGTTCCAAAAGAACTTATGGATATGAGACTGGAATTAGCAATGATGTTTGAGGGTAGCAAGTTTGTGAGGATAGAGAAGAAATGAATAGCATATGGCTTATACCATTGTTTATTATTCTCTGGGGCTTAACCTTTTACTACATGACAGAGGATGATGATGAGTAAGGGTAGCAAGCGTAGACCAGAAAAGGGAACACAATACCAAGACAATTGGGAAAAGATATTTAACAAAAAGAAAAGGAAGAAGGATGCCAATAAAGATAAGCAAATCGCAAAAGATTAGAGACAGACAAACAGGAAGGATCAACACTACTCATTATTATGCTAGGTGCACCAGCACCAAAGAGCTAAAGGATATGATTGATAACCCATCAACTAAACCCAAGATCAAACAGAAATGTAGAAATGAATTAACAAGGAGAATGAAATGAGCAAAGATATGGTAAACCATCCAGAACATTATCAGGGTGGAGTAGAGTGCATTGATTACATACAACAACAGCTTGGAGCTAACTACCCTAGCTATCTGGAAGGTAGCATCATAAAATATATACACAGGCACAAATACAAGGATGCCAACATACAGGACTTAGAGAAAGCCCAGTGGTATCTGAATAAGCTCATAGAGCATTACAAAAACTTATGAATATAGATAAAGATAAATTGAAACAGAAAATAGAACAGGGCAAGTCATCCCATGACATAGCTATGCAGTATGACGTACACCCATCAACTATCAGGCGTAAAGCAAAAGAGCTAGGACTTAAGTTTGAAGCTAAGTCTCATTGGAGAAAGAAATGACAATAACAGTCCAGATAAAATCTAATGAGAAAGAACTCAAAAAGAAAATGGGATTATTTCAAAGAAAGAAATTACCCATAGCAACTGCTAATGCTCTAAACCAAATAGGTGCAAAAGTTGTTAATGCAGAGAGAGCACAGATACAAAAGAGATTAGACAGACCCACACCATTCACCATTAAGTCTGTAGATATGCCACAAAAGTTTAGAGCTACACCTAAAGATTTATCTGCATTGATATTTATTAAAAGCATCGCACAAGATTATCTTAAGTATGTTTATCAGGGTGGAATAGAGAGACCTAAGAAGGCAAAGATATTTGCACCTGTTACATCTGCTGGTGGAGAGAGACTTAACAGATATGGAAACATCATGGGTCTTAGGGGCAAGAAGATTGATAACAGAAAAGATTTGTTTTTAAATAATAATGCTCTATGGAAGAGAGAGGGAGATGGTGGACTAAAGCTAATAGCTGTTGCTAAGAACTTTATTAAGCATAGGAAGCTACTAGACTTTTTCAAAATTGGTATAGGTGTTATCAAAAAGAATTATGAAAAAGAATTAGACAAACAAATAAAAAAAGCGATCAGAAGATGATGCCTACAAACCCTTTAGATACAAGGCTTCCAGCCACACCCCCCATGTCTAGGTTCTTTTACAGCTCTAAAATGCATGAGGGTTGCGAGTTTTTTTATTTTTTAGATCGAGCAAATCTCAATCAA